GGGGGATTTGATGGGATTGTGAAAAAAACTTTTTGTGTAAAATGTGTAAATTTGCAAAAATGCGTAAAAGTATTGTTACGGGGGGGGTATTGAGTTTTAAACAGTTATGTAGAATAATCCCAGCCCGTAACCCTCTCAAAACACACGAGAAGTTTGAATTTTAAGGTAGTGTGAAAAAAAATATTTTATGAAAGGAATTTTAGAGGATTACGAAGATGTTTTTACAACTTATTTGCCGGAAAAATCAAAAACGGCAAAATCAACAAACAAAGCTTCTCAAAAAAAATTAATTAGAAAAGAAGCTGCATTAGATATAATTAATCAGTGCGGAGGTCTTCCAAAATCAAAAGAATTTATAGACGTTATCGTCAATGGCCAAAGTAATGCAGGTGGATTTTACGAAGCCATTAGGGATATTTGGGGAAAAGTTGAATACTTAGCCATTGCTACATGGATTATCAATAGAGATTACATTAATATACTATTTGATGATTTAGAGAGTGGAAAGTTAAACAATATGGTTTTTCTTATATCAAATAGGATGAGCCAATTAGGAAAAGGACATTCGCCAAATTTTAATGTTTTAAAAACAAAAGCCATTGAGCATCCAAGAGTAGAGTTCAGGGTTTGCAATTCTCACGCTAAAGTTTATTGCATGACTAATAATATAGATTATATAACTATTTCTGGATCTGGAAATTGGAGCGAAAACCCCAGGCTTGAAAATTATTGCATTAGCAACGATAAAAATCGTTTTGACTTTCACAAGGCATGGATGCTTGAGGTAGCAAAATCTAAATAATATGAATGGAGTAGAATTTATCGTAAAATTAAGATGCAGGGGCGAAAAAAGCGATAGCGCTATAAGATCAGCCTATAAAGAACAATTTGGAAACCTGAAAGAATATCAGGCAGACTTAAAACAAGCTAAAAGTCACATTAAGGAATATTTTGAAAAAAATATTCATGAATTAGGAGCAGATATAGCCATGCACCTCTGGGATTTGTATTCAAAAAACTATAAACTACAAGATTATAGAGAGTGCAGAACAATCCTAAAGCAAATCGTGGATTTTTCTCAAATTGCGTCTGTTGAAAAGACAAATCAAAAGGCTGATCCATTATTGGAACTAATGAAATTAAATTGAAGCCCTGGGAGGAATACCCCGCCGCGCTGCTATCCGGCGCCCAGCCCTCCGGGCACTTAGCACGCCGCGCGGTGGAACGGCAGGCAGCCTGGCACGACTTAGAGGATAGGTACTTTGATGAAATAGAGGTTGAGCGTGTGTTTAGCCTCTTTTCCCTTTTACGCCATACCTCCGGCGACTATGGCGGCAAGCCCTTTGCCCTGCTGCCGTGGCAGGCGTGGATAATCGCGCAGATATTCGGCTGGCGCTACACGGACACCAGGAAGCGGGTAATTAGAAAGGCGTATATCGAAGTAGCAAAGAAAAATGGGAAAACGGAACTCGCCGCAGCCATTGGCCTAATTATGACTTTCTTTGACGGTGAATACGGTGCGGAAGTTTACACGGCTGCCAACAAGCTGGAGCAGGCAAAGATATGCTGGGGCAGCGCGGCGGCGATGGTGCGTTTTTTGAAGCGAGATAGCCCTTTTTTTGATAAGATGGTGGAACTTCACGACAGTTTCAACAATAGCAAGATATTTTCACGGGAATACAACGCAAAATTCATACCGATCGCGTCCGATTCTAAGACGCTGGACGGTCTTCGCCCTAATTGCGCGATAATAGACGAATTTCACGAAAGCACGGATGACAGCGTCCTGCGCAACCTGGAATCCGGCATGGTCAACCGGGCGCAGCCGCTGCTATTCATTATTACCACCGCCGGGTTCAACATTAACGGCGCTTGCTATCAATATCGCAAGGTTGTAACGGACATCGTTCAGGGCAAAGCCCAGGACGATAGCACCCTGGGCGTGATCTTCACCCTGGACGACGCGGACGACTGGAAAGACCCCGCTGCACGCATCAAGGCTAACCCGTCCCTGGGCACCACGCCGACACACGAGGCCATGGACATTGCCATGCAGCGGGCTTTGAACGAGGGGCAAAGCAGCGAGGTAAATTTCAAGACGAAGAACTTAAATATTTGGGTGCGGCAGTCAAAGACGTGGATTCCTGACCACGTTTGGATGGAGTGCGCTAAATACATCGAAATCGGTGCATTTAAAGGTCGGCGAGCCTTCGCCGCCTTTGATCTTAGCTCAAACCGCGACCTCACCGCCTTTGGCCTCCTGTTTCCGCCGGACGATGATCAGGGCGACTTTGTTTTCCTTTGCCGCTATTGGATAGCTGAAGACAACGTAGAAGCGAGAGTAAGGAAAGACCGCGTGCCCTACATGGACTGGCACCGCGCCGGTATCCTGGAATACACGGAGGGAAATATCACCGATCAGCGGCGCATTGGCGAGGCGATCAGCGAGGCGGCGACGTTGTACGACCTTCAAAGCATTTACTACGACCGCTGGCAGGCAACAAAGCTGGCCACGGAACTGGCTGACCAGGGCGCGCGGGTAATACCATTTGCCCAAACGGTTACGAACTTTAATGAGCCTATCAGAATGATAGAGGAGTTGATAAGCACAAAGCGCTTTGCGCACAACGGCGACGAAATTCTCCGGTGGATGGTAGGCAACGTGGCCATGAAGTACTGGAACGGGCTATGTAAATTCGATAAAGATAAAAGTCGGGAAAAGATAGACGGGCTGGTTGTTATGGCTATGTGCTTTGCGGGCTACCTTTCCTGGCTTGCTAAGAACGGCGAGAGCGTGTACGCTGATAGGGACTTGTTTATGTTGTGAAATTAGTTTATTTTTGTGGCTATGGATGATATGGTTAATATCCCAATTAAAGTATTCTCCACCTTGCACCCGGAAGGCTACCAGGAGCGCTTTTGGCACTTTGTCCAGGCCTCCGCGATGAACCACCGCGAAGCCTGGGAGGCACTGGAGGAAGAACGCACCGCGCACGGGCTACCGGAGCGCTACAGCAGCTACGAATCCTTCAGGGCTGCCAGGTGCGCGTCGCGGGGGGAAAAGAACGACGGTAATTAGGTTCTAATAGTTTAAGGTTTAACGGATTGGGAAGCCGGGCAATTTGTCCGGCTTTTTTGTTTTTGTGTTAACCTTATTAACGCTTTTTGTATCAAAATACCCTGAATTTTGTACTCAAAGTGTGCAAATGGGGTTTTTTGACGGCTTATCGCGGGCTTTTGGATTTCAAACGGCAAAGGCGGTAGAAACGCCTGAAAAACGTATGTTGCAAGGCAACGCCGTTGATGAGCTACTCCTATCCCGCATTTTTCAATACCCGAATAACACAAAGCAGCCGATCAGCGCCGATAGCGTCCTTTCCCTTTCAACGGTATGGCGCGCGGTCAATATCATCAGCGATTCCATTGCCTCGCTGCCCGTCAACGTCATGGAAATGCGCGCGGACGGCTCCCGATCAATCGCCATGCGGCACCCGGTGCAGCGGCAAATGGCCTTTCAGCCTTCTATCAATTACACCAAGTACAATTTCTTTCAGACGATTGTCAGCCATGCATTACTTTTTGGCAACGGCTACGTTGAAATAAACCGGGAGCGCGTTACGGGCTATCCTAAAAACTATACCATCCTGGCACCTGACCGCGTGGTGGTCAAGGAGCGCAACGGCGTAATCTATTACGAATATACGGAAAAGATGCCGGATGCAACAAACGGTATGCAGGCAAGCGTTCGGGAAATCCGCGCGGGCAACATGGTACACATCAACGGGCTATCCTGGAACGGCGTTACCGGGCTGCAGGTCATGCGGATGCTCGCCGATAACTTTGGCCTCGCCCTGGCCAATCAGCAATACCTGAACAAGTTTTTCAGCGAAGGCGCAACAATCTCCGGCGTCCTGCGCCACCCTGGCCGCCTGACCGCCGACGCGATCAAGCGTCTCCGGGATTCCTGGACGGGTACTTATGGCGGCAGCACGAATAGCGGCAAGGTGGCTATCGTAGAAGAGGGCATGGAATACCAGGCCATTGGCCTTAGCCCGCAGCAGGCCGGGGCTGCAGATACGAAAAAACTAACGATTAGCGATATTGCCCGTATTTTCGGTGTGCCTCAATTCCTGTTAGAAGACCTCGACCGGGCAACCTTTTCCAATATTGAACACCTTTCGTTACTTTTCCGGCAGCACACTATCCGGCCATGGTGCAAGCGCATAGAAGCCGAATTGAATACTAAGCTATTCCCGGTGGATGAGCAGGTGGCCTATCAAGTCGTTTTCGATATTGACGACCTTGCAATGAGCGACCTGGATAGCCGCTCTAAGTGGGTGGAAAGTATGATGAAATGGGGCATACTTAACCGGGACGAAGTACGCAAAAAGGAAGGCTACAACCCGATAGCCGACGGCACCGGGCAAGATTACTATATTCCCATGAACATGACCAACCCTGCCGCGCCTGCCCCGGCAGGCGGGCAGCTCGATATGTTCGAAGAACCAACACCAAGCGCCAATGCCGTACAATGATTACCCGGAGGCGGCCACGAACAACGCACGCCGCGCGCGTGCGCACCGCGAAGAACACGACAGCCAGTGCGGCACGCCTGTAGGCTGGGAAACCGCGCGAATCCTGGCAGCGCGAGAAACAATAAGCCACGACCGCACCGTAAGGGCTTATAGTTTCCTTAGCCGGGCAAAAGTGTACGATCAGGGCAATTACTTCGATATCGAAGGAAACGAAATATGCGGAAGTGTAATGTATGACGCCTGGGGCGGTGATGCGATGCTATCCTGGGCGCGGCAAAAAGTAGAAGAAATGGAAAACAAAAAAGAGGCGCGGACGTATCACGCCGCAATGACTGAAGAAGAAGGCAAGGCGGTAGGATACGCCGCTATATTCAATTCTTCGACTGTTATTATGGATTATTTCGAAGAGGAAATAATGCCCGGTGCCTTCGACGGCGCGGATATGAGCGACGTGCGGGCGCTTTTCAATCACGATCAAAACATGCTATTGGCACGCACCGCCTCCGGCACGCTTCGCCTAAGCATTGACCAAAAAGGCCTCCGCTACGAATTCGATATACCGGACACGACCGCCGGGCGCGATCTTCGCGAGCTGCTACGCCGGGGCGATATTACCCAGTCATCTTTTGGATTCACGATTGATCAGGAAGACTGGGAGGAAAGGGCGGGCATGAAGCCGAAGCGCAAAATTATGAAGGTTAAGCGCCTCTTCGACGTCTCCCCGGTAACCTTTCCGGCATACGCGGATACCACGGTGGCGCTGCGATCCATGGAGGCATGGAAGAACGACAACAACAAACAAAATCAAGATACACCTCTACGCGACGCGGCAGAGGCATTATTAATCTAAAAATTTCTAACATGAGAACCGTTTCTGAATTGCGCGGCGAATACACGAATATTCGCACGCAAATGCAAGACCTGGTGAATCGTGCAAAAGCTGAAGGCCGCGACCTTAACGCAGAGGAAAACGCGACTTTCCTTCGTATGCACAACGACCAGGAAAACCTGACCAAGGCAATCGAAGCCCGCTCCGTAATTTCCGGCATGGATTCCGGCAACAGCGGCATTCTTTCCGTCGAGGAGCCAACGCCGATGCTAAGCTACCGCCAGGCGTTTGAACACTACGTTCGTCGCGGTGACAAGCACATTGACCCGACGACCTACGCGGTACTGACAGGCGGCGAAAAGCGGGGCACCAGCACCATCACCACGGAGACCACGGGCATCATCTACGGCGGCTACGTCGTGCCTACCGAGCTTTCCCCGGAATTCATTCAGACGCTGAAAGCCTACGGCGGTATGTACCAGGCCTCGCGCATCGTGCGCACTGTAGGCGCCGGCCTATGGAACCAGCCCTACGTTGACGACACTTCGACGGCGGCACTCCTCACGGCGGAGGCAAGCGCGACGACCACGCAGGACTTTTCCATCAGCCGCATCCAGCTCAACAGCTATACCTACCGCTCCAAAATCGTCGTTTCTCGCGAATGGTTGCAGGACGAGGCGGTAAACGCGGTATCCGAACTCAACGTAATGCTGGCAACACGCCTGGGCCGCGCGATCAACGCGCACTTTACCACTGGCGACGGGTCATCTAAGCCAACGGGCATTCTGGCAACTTCAGGCGGTGCGCCAACGGGCAAAACCACGGCGAGCGCCACGGCGATTACGGCCACGGAAATCCTGGACTTGATCCACAGCGTTGACCCTGCCTATCGGACGGGGCCGAACGTTGCCCTGATGATGAACGATAGCACCCTGGCCGCTATCAAGAAGCTGACCCTGGGCAGCTCGGATTCCACGCCGCTCTGGGTGCCTTCGATGCGCGAGGGCGAGCCCGCAACCATCTGGGGTTATCCCTACGTCATCAATCAAAGCATGGAAAGCATTGCGACCGGGAAAAAGACAATCGCCTTCGGCGACTGGTCTTACTACGTCATCCGCGAAGTGCTTAACCCGGTATTCGTGCGCACCGATGAATTGTTCCTCGATAATTTCTCCGTCGGTTTCTACGGATTCAGCCGTTACGACGGCAAACTGATTCCGGTCGGCGCAATCAAACTACTCGTACAAGCCTGATGAAGATTAGGCTTAAGCAAAGTCTGGCAGGGGTGAATTTCAACATCCCTGCCGGACAAATTATAGACGTTGAATACGACGAAGGTATGCGGATGATCGCGGCAGGCATTGCCACCGCTGCAGGGTATGAAACGACAGAGGAAAAAGCCAAAATAGAAAATCGTGGCCTACAAGGTAACAACGCCTCCGGCGACGGAGGTACTAAGCAGAAGCGAGGTAAAAAACTATCTCAAGGTTGACGTTACAACGGACGACACCCTTATAGATACGCTTATCACTGCTGCGAGGCAATGGGTAGAAAACCATTGCGCCCTTGGCCTGCTGCCGCAAACTATCCTGGAAACATTCGACGAACTACCCGCGCCCGGCATCCTTCGCCTCGGCGTTAGCCCGGTGCGCAACGTCAGCGCCATTACCTACCTGGACACCGCAGGCGCGGAGCAGACGCTTTCAACGGCTATATACAAGGCGGACACTGTGAGCCTGCCCGCGCGTATCATACGCCGCTCCGGCCAAACGTGGCCGGTCGTGAACGAAGAGCAAGCCGCAGCCAGTGCGATATACACGGTGGGCTACGACAATGCCTCTGCGGTGCCGGCACCTATCCGGCAGGCAATGCTGCTCACGATTGCCGATATGTACGACAATAGAACGGACTATATTAAGAAACTGCCAACGGCTGCGGAATATATGCTCCAGGCCGCAGGGTACAGAATCTGGAACTTTGGATAGCCCGACAAAATACCGAAAAAACGAACGCGTTGGGCGGCTTGATGAGCGCGTAACGCTGCAGGGCGCAAGCGAAAGCACGAACACCTACGGCGAACGTGTGGAGACCTGGACTACGTTAGCAGAAGTGTGGGCGCGGCTTGACTATAATATTTCAAAGAGCCGCGAAGTTGAGGAAGGCGGGCAGGAAAGCGCACAACAATACATCAATTTTACGGTGCGCAGGCGCACGGACGTAAACGAAATAACGCGCGTGTTGCATTCGGGCAGAATCTACGATATTGAAGCGATCGCGCAAAGCAACGACGGGCAATACACGGTGATCAAAACGAAATTGGTTAAGCCATGATAGGAAAAGCCTTATACGGAAAACTAAGCGCAACGGCTGCCGTAACGGCGCTCGTTAGTACGCGTATTTTCCCGGACATGGCAACGCAGGACGCAACGTATCCTTTCATTGTATACACCAACGACGCAACGCAACCCACCGACGTAAAGGATAGCACTTCTCCGCTGGACGTCGTTACCATGAGCGTAATGATATATAGCAACAGCTACTCCCAGGCGCAAGACATTGCCGCAGCGGTGCGCACGGCGCTGGACCGCATGACAGGGACGGTGCAGGGCGTGAACGTGCAAAGCTGCCGCTTTGAAGGGCAAAACAGTGCGCAAATGGAATTTGATAAGCACGTATTCGTAATCGAGCAATCATACGTATTTCGGCATATTAGATGATACTTGAAATACTTAAGCCTTACTGGAAATGGAAGCCCGGCGACACGCCGGACGTGAACGAAGAAATTGCCGAACCGCTCATACGCCAGGGCATAGCGCGGGTGCATGAAGACCAGCGCCGCCGCGATTACACGCCGAAGCCGCAGGCCGAAAACCTGGCAGAGCCGCAAAAAATCGAAGTGAATAATTACTATCTGCCGCCTGAATATTACGAGGCAGACGAAATAAAAGAAAAAACATTTTTTCAACGCTTAAAGGATAAGATATGGCAAACGTAGTAAACGGCACTAATTTCAGAATCTACGCGTCTGGCATTGCCATTGGAGAGGCAACGAATTGCAGGATGAGCCTTTCTACGGAGACGCGGGAGACACTTACGAAAGATAACGTCGCTTCGTACACCTCCGCCGAGCCAGGCAGGCGCTCCGGCACGCTGCAAAGCGAGGGGCTAATCGCGTTCGATACAACGAACCTGGGCATTGACGATCTTTTCACGCACTACAACGCGGGCACAAAGCTCGTTGTACGCTTTCAGCCCAATGTTACGGGTACGCCTTACTGGCAATGTACGGCATTCATCACGAGCCTGGAAATGGCCGCAGCGGTGGAAGAAAACGCAACGTACAGCGCAACCTGGACAATCACCGGGGCGGTATCAATGACTACAACGTAAAATCCGGTATAAATGAAAGGAGCAAACAGTATCAACATCGAGGGCGGCCAATTACCTTTTTCGTTCGGCATGGCCGCCCTCACCAAGTTCTGCGAAGCGCACGGGCTTAGCCTATCCGAATTTTCAAGTATAGGCCAATATATGCCTCCGCGCTACATACTTAGCCTCGTGTGGCATGGACTGCAAGATGGTGCCAGGAAGGAAAGAAAAGACTTTTCTATGACCTTGGACGACATCGGCGACCTGATAGACGAAAACCCGGCCATGCTCCAGGAGGCCATGGACATGATCGCCACGGCCATGCAGGGCACGGGAAACGCGAAAGCCCCGGCGAGGAAAACCGGGGCGAAGCGCTGACCCTGCAAGCCCTGCAGCGCGCCGCGTGCGGATGGTATGCAATGCCGCTATCGGATTACTGGGATAGCGACCTTGCAACGGTGGTCAACGTCATACAAGGGCGCCGGGATGCAGAGGAAGGCCGGGAGCGGGGCGAATGGGAGCGCGCGCGGTGGCTCGCCGGGGTCTTCCTGCAGCCGCACATGAGCAAAGGACGCACGCTGAAAGCGCAAGACCTCGCCGTATTCCCCTGGGAGCGAGAGGAAAAGGCCGTCGCGGTGCCGGGCGCAGGGCGGGGCAATGACAGGGAATTGTTCGACCGTTGGGACGATGAAATGAAAAAGCAATGGCAGACGTAAATATAACCGGGATACAAGAATTGCAGCAAGGTCTTAATACTTATTTGCGCGGTGTTAGTAGTCCAAGGCAAAAAATTAGAATACTTGCAGCCGGAGGCCAGGTAATTAAAAGAACTGCTGCAAAAGCGCCAACACCAAAAAGTAAAAAAGTACACTATTACTATCCTAAAAAGGGCGCTAACCGCGTGGCTATTTTTCCTGGCAACCTTAGAAAGTCTATTAAGGTTTTTCGCGGTAAAGATGGCGATGTTTATGTAGGCCCAAAGGTTCTTAGAAGATTGTCAGGGCTTTCTGAAATTGGCAAAAACGCAAAGACTTCTTCGGGTTATTACGCTTCAATGATATACGGCAAAGCATCTCGATTTAGAATTGCGATACTTGAAAATGCGATTGCCACAAATTCGGCCAAAATATTAAACGCTATCCAAACTACTTACGCTAAGATTCATCGGCAAACAACAAGATAATGGCGGGGAATACGATTAATGTTAGTCTTTTGCTCGATACTGCCGCTTTCCAGCGGTCATTAAATAGCGTTGAAAGAAGGCTAAACAATTTTTCGCGCACCGCCTCCGCTATCGGCACCAACCTCACGCAAAGCATCTCCCTGCCCCTCGCCGCCCTGGCCGGCTCCGCTGTCACCGCGTTCGGCGAGTTCGAAAGCCTGGAGCGTGCCTTCGCCGCAGTTGCCGCTGAAGGCACGAACGTCAGCGAAGAAATAGAACGCCTGCGCAAGATAGCCCAGGCGCCCGGCCTTGGATTCAGCCAGGCGGTACAAGCATCCACGCGCCTCCAGGCGGTGGGCCTTAGCGCCGGGCAAGCCGCGCGGGTCGTTGAGCAGTTCGGCAACGCGGTAGCAAGGTCAGGGGGCGGGGCGGAATCCCTGGACGGGGCGGTGCTGGCGCTGACGCAGATAGCATCGAAGGGCAAAATTTCAGCCGAAGAAATTAACCAGCTTAGCGAACGCATCTTTGAAATACGCCCGGCGCTACAAGCGGCCTTCGGAACGGCGGATAGTGAGCAGTTGCAAAAGCTGGGTATTAGCGCCGAGGAATTTATTGCTCGCACCACCGAAGAACTGGCAAAGCTGGAGCGGGTAAACGGCGGGCTTGCAAATAGCTTTGAAAATTTCCGCGACAGCGCCCGGCAGGCGCTCACGGATATAGGGCGTGAAATTGCTACGACTATTGACTTAGAAGGCATCCTGGACAGGATAAGCAACGCGCTACTAAGCGCCGCAACGTTTTTTCGCAACCTATCCCCGGAAGCTAAGCGCCTTGCTATCAACATCGGCCTGATTGCCATTGCAGCGGGGCCGGTGCTTATTATTATCGCGAAACTTGCAAGCGTCTTCACCCTGGCAACGCAGGGGCTAAAAATACTTATTGGCGGCGTGAAAAGCCTTGGCGCGGCTTTTGTTTTCCTGACCACCCCGGCGGGTATTACCGTGGCCGCGATCCTGGCAATTATCGCGGCAGTTGGTTTTCTGTATTCGGAATTTGAGGGCGTCCGAAAAATTATCAACGGCGTTTCGGATGCTATCGTGGCTTTGGGCGGCGTTGCTAAAAGTGTGGTGGGCAATATTGTTGACGGTTTCCGCAATCTTTTTAATAAAGATTTCAGCGCTGCGAGCGAAAACTTTAAAAAAGCCTTCAGCGAAAGCCTTATTTTCAATACCGCAAAGGTCGCAGGCGACGCATTCGATAAAGGGTTCACCGACGGCAGTAATCGAGTCAAAAATAAAATTGATGAAATCCGCGCCAAAATTAAGCAGCTCGCCACCCCTGCCGCCGGGGCAGGCGGCGCAGGTGCGGGCACCGCGGCCTTTGACCTCGGCGGCTTCGAGCGCGCGCAGGGCGGTGGCGCGGGCGCGGCGCTTGACCCGGCATTGAGCAAGGCGCAACAGCTTAAAGATACCCTTGACAATGCCCTGACAAAGTTCATCAATTCGATTAAAACGGTCAGTTCTGGCAGGGTGGGTTTGTTGGATTTGGGCTTATCTACCCCGATAATTAATGAGCAAAAAGAGGCTTTGCTTGAATACGAAAAAAGCCTGAAGTTAATTAATGAAACTGCAGCGGTCTTTGGCACCAATCCCTTGGAGGAAACTTTCAGGGCGACGGAGGCGGCACTAAAGGCGGCCATTGCGCAATTTGGCCCAGCATCGGAAGCGGTGCGAATTTTAAGAGAGGAATACGACAGATTAAAAGTCTCAACAAACGAAGTTGTTGACGCTTTCAATAAAGCTGTTACCGGAGCAATTAGCGAATCTTTAAACAGCTTAGCCTTTAGCTTTGGGGAATTTTTTGGACAATTAGCGGCTGGATCTACAACACTAAGAAATTTTGCAATTTCATTATTAGGTGGTGTTGCCGATGCCCTTATACAATTTGGTAAACTTGCTATCGCAGCAGGTATAGCAGCAGAAGGTGTTAAAAAAGCCCTGCAAACTTTAAACCCGGTTGCAGCTATTGCGGGCGGTATTGCGCTTGTCGCCCTTGGCACATTTGTCAAATCACAAGCCGCAAAATTAACCAAACTCGCAAAGGGCGGCCTCGCCTTCGGCCCCACCCTGGCCGTCGTCGGCGACAACCCCGCCGCGCGCACCGACCCGGAGGTCATTGCGCCGCTAAGCCGCCTCCGGGATATGCTGGGCGGTAGCATGGGTGGGGGATTTGTCGCAGAGGCGCGGATTTCCGGGTCTGATTTGGCCTTGCTGGTGAGCAGGGCGAACTTACGAAATGAAAGGATACGCTAATGGGTACAAGGTTGCAAGGACAATGGCAAAGCGAAAAACAAAGTACTTACGCGGTAACTATCCAGGATACGGCGTACAGCGGGGCGAGCCATGAGTTCAAGGCAACGGCGCTAAGCATCACATGGCGCGGGGACGACGCAAAAGAGCGCTTTGTGGGGGTAATCGGGAGCGAATTACAGCTATCTATAATAGTAGATAATTCAGACCTTCAGGGCTTCATTGACCACCTGCCGCAGGCGGAAGAAAACACGCTGCTGCTTAACTTTCAATACAGCGATATTGACGGGCTAATCCAAAACTGGAACGGCTACATTGTTACCGATTTGGTCAATATAGAAGATGTTCCGCTGCAGATTGGCTATGTTGCAACGATTACGGCGGTGGACGGGCTGGGGCTGCTGAAGGGCATTGACTATGCCATTGGAGGCACGACGCCTTACTTTGGGTTTGATACATTCATGACGGTGCTGCTACGCTGCGTCGGCAAATTGTCCGGCATCGTGAACGCTATGCAGACGGTTGACAATAATATCATGAAGGTAGTCTGCAACTGGCACGAAACAAGCTACACGCACTCAAGTAACATCAATCCGCTGAACCGGACGCGTATTAATGGCAATGCGTTTTACTGGAAGGATAATAAGGGCAACAATCGTTTTTATTCGTGCTATGATGTGCTGCAATTCATTGCGGAGGCCTGGGGCGCGCGGATTCTTTTTTCAGGAAAACAATATTGGTTTATTCAGGTAAACGAATACGTAAACGCCAATAGTAAGACTGTTTTTTCTTATCATCTTAACGGCACGGAAAGCATTGCAAGCGGGCAAAATCTTAGCATCACGCACGATCAGACCAGCCTTAGCACATCGGAACTTCTAAGATTTTCGGGGGGCTTTTTCACTTATTATGCTCCGCTAAAAAAAGTAACCGTTGATTACCAGCACCTGCAAGCCGTTAACCTACTTGCCGGGCTGACCTTCACGCACAACACCAGCGCGGTAACCAGCGAGGTATTTCTAAGCGACGCCGACGGCACCACGCGCATCAGCTACACGGGCACGCTGCGACTGGAGAGCGAATGGATAAGCATAGACCCGTTCGAAAATTACTTTTTCGTTTTTCAGATACGCCTTCAGGTGGGTAACTACCGCTTTGCCGGAGGCTGGACGGAGGGCGAGGCGCGATGGGAGGCGGATTCATCGAAGTACTATTATTTGACAACGAACATCATCACCGAGCCCGGTGGCCCTGATCCGGTAATTACCGTACTTCGCCCCAATTTTGTTACCCCGTCGGTGCCTCCGGGTATTTCCGGGCAAATTACGTTCAACATCGTGGCATACAAGGCGATCACGATGAGCGGCGTGGATAGGCCAATTAGCACCCCGGTGCAACTTCCCGGTGATATAGAATACACCTTCGGCCTATACACTAATTACCTGGAGGTTTTGCAAGTCGGCAATTTTGACGGGCAAAGCGATATTCTCCGTTATGTATCTGAAAGCGACAAAAACAGCACAAAGAAAGTAGAAATATCCACACGCATGGGCGACGGCCCTACCTCCGTGGCACCGGGGCACATCGAGGTCTATAACAATGCCTCCGCCTGGGTGCTTAGCGGTCAAAGCCCGAACGGCTGGCGCGTTGGCGGCTCTGGGACGGCGAAGGCTTTTTCGCAGCTACTTGCTAACGAGGTCATCCGGGGGCAGCTCAACCCGGTGCAGCGCTACTTGCGCGGCTCCTTTCAGAACTTAGCGCCTGCAGAAAAGTGCCTTCTACCCCACCTTGCTATATATTACGCAAGCGCGTATTGGGTGAATACCGCCTGCGACTTCAACCCGCAAACCGAAATAACATCCGGCGACTGGTTTCGCCTTCAATTATCTGCAAGCGGATGGACAGAAAAGACGGTAGAATTAATCGAAGAAGAAAACCTGGGAGACCGGGGCACGACAACGCGCGGCTCCTTGCGCTCCGGTGGCGTTGGCACCTATGTAGGGCAAAACGTCAGCGATCAGCCGCAGGTGCAAAGCGTCCGAATTTTTGGCCAGGAGTTCCTGGACACCAGCAGCCCGGCGCTTACCATCACGCAGAACGGCGGGGCGTTGCCGGCAAATGAGACGCTAATTACCGTATTTCAGAACGGGCAAAAGCTGCTCGGCTCGCAATGGAGCAAGGCGGGCAGCGTAATTACGATTGATAGTGCTTCACATTACGACGGCTCAAATTATGAAATACTTTTCACGGTCATTCAATAGGCTAATCGCAAATATACTGTTGATCTCTCTCACCGCAGGGGCTGCCTTCGGGCAGTACCCTGCTACCGGGAACAAGCAACGCCTCGGCTTTCAGACCACCGGGGACGGC